TTCGTCCGTGAGACGCGTAAGTCGACTTGGTTCACTCAGGTCCCCGTTGTCCTCTCTCGTGCGAGCGGTAACCCCGGTTTCGATACCGAGTGGTCTGTTAGCATTTCCCGCGCTGGTGATTATCTTCTTGCTGCTTGGCTTCGTCTAACCACTCCCAAGGTTGTACCTAACGCTACCAGGTTTGCAGCTAATCCCAATCTCCGTATTCGCTGGACTCGTAACTTTATGCACAATCTAATCCGCGATGCTTGCGTTACTTTTAACGACCTTGTCGCTGCTCGATTTGATAGCTATCATCTCGATTTCTGGACGGCCTTCACTGTGCCTGCCGGTAAGCGTACTGGTTACAACAACATGATTGGTAACTTTTCGGAGCTCTGTGAGCCTCACGGCCCTCAACCTTCTGCTGGTCCTCACATCCCCGCCTTCACTCTCAACCTTCCTCTTCCGTTCTTCTTCACTCGCGACAGTGGTGTGGCTCTTCCCACCGCTGCTCTCCCGTATAACGAGATGAGAATTAACTTTTCGTTCCGTGACTGGAGAGATCTCTTGATTGTTGATGAGCTCGATAAGGTCCAGACAGGTGGTGAAAAATTCTCTCGTTGCGCCACTGATGACGATGTCGAAAAGGTCAGTCAGATGACTCTCACTAACGTCCAGGTCTGGGCTAACTACGCTATTGTGTCTAACGACGAGCGCAAGCGTATGGCCTGTGCTCCTCGTGATATCCTCATCGAGCAGGTACAGATCGCTCCTCGTCAAACCTTCACTCCTGGAACTGACCGCTGTCCTCGTTACGACCTCCGTTTCTCGCATGCCATCAAGGTGTTCTTCTTCGGTGCTCGCAACACGACTGTCCGTTCTCAGTGGTCTAATTACACCTCCGGTACTCCCGTTCCTAGAAATTCGAGCGTGAACTACAGTGCCTTGGCTATGACTGATCCTATTCTCCAGACCTCCATTATCTACGAGAATACCAACCGTCTTTCGCAAATGGGTTCGGACTACTACTCTCTCATCAACCCGTGGTACCACGCCCCTGTCATCCCTCTCGAGACTGGTTACCACATGTACTCGTACTCTCTTGACTTCATCTGCCTTGACCCTATGGGATCTACCAACTACGGTAAGCTCACCAACGTCAGCATTAGCCCTGAGTGTTCTGAAGATGCGGTCCGTTCTTCGAGTGGTAGTTTCCCGATCAATGAAGGTAATCCTAGTGGTGGTGACTTCGTCCAGACTTGGGAGTTCGTTACGACTGCGGTTAACAACAACATCATCCGTATCTCGGGAGGCGCGCTTGGATTTCCTGTGCTTTGATCAAATTTTGCCTATATACTATATGTATTTTTGGTGGTGCTATTGGATTACAATTTTCATTAAAAAAACAAAAATGATTTTATACAAAAATATTGTATAAAATATCAGAAATGCCAACAGTTCAAGAAAGAATTAACAAAAAATTTACCAAAAAGAATTGTCAACTACTTTCGTTTGAGAAAGGACGTAAAGTTAAATATATTTGTTCTTGTGGAAATGAAGCAGAATCATACACTACAAATATATCCAAAGAATCTTGGGGTGGTTGTGCTAAATGCTCGAACCAACGCAGAGGGAATATGAATAATTACGAGACTGCTCGCAAAGTCTTTGAAGAAGGAGGGGGATACTTCCTAAACAAGAATATAAAGGGAATAAAGTAAAACTATTTTACACTTGCTCCAACTGCCAAGAAGAGGCTCATATATCTCTAAGTGAATTCCGTAGAGGTCGTCGGTGTGAAAAATGTGCAAAGAGTAGAGCTAAAAGAACGAATATAGAGAAATACGGAGTTGAGGATCTATTCCAATCAAAAAAGATTAAAGAAAAAATATGGAGTGTCTCATCATATGAAACTTCGTAGTGTATTTGACAAACCTATACAGACGAGCATGAAAAGATATGGAATATGGTTTACCTTTCATTCTGAAGAATCCAAAGAAAAGGGGTAAGAAACATGCAAAGAAAAATACGGTGCAGAATTTCCTCTCCAAGTGAAAAAAATACGAAAAAGTTGTAGAGAATCATTAGGAGTCGATTATCCATTACAGTCAAAACATATACAGAATAAAATTATAACTACTTTTCAAACCAAGTATGGTATGGATAAATATGCGTATCTACATTCAAAATATCCAATCGATTCTAAGCAACAGATGGATAAAATCATGAAAAAAATGGAGTTGAATACCCAATGCATACTTTAGAACTTTTTAACAAGATGATCGAATCCTGTTTCAAAACTAAGCTATATACATTCCCAGGTTGTCGGGTTGAATATTGTCAAGGATATGAACCACAATGTCTAAACCATTTGATTACTTTGTACGATGAAGAAGATATAGTTGTAGGATGTGATAGATTACCACCCATTTGGTATAATAACCCAGAAACTAAAAGAAAATCTCGGTATTATCCCAATGCTTATATTATTTCTGAGAATATGGTGATAGAGGTAAAAAGTTGGTGGGCATTTAAGGAAGATTATGATAAGAACATTGCAAAGTTTAAGAGAATTGTGGCAATGGGATTTAAGATGGTATTGTATATATGTAACAAACATGAATATATTGAGAAGAGGATATACTCAATTGGTCAGACGATTGTAGAACCTTCACATCCTGTGAAAATCATCATAGAAGACGATGATTCATAATTTATTACGATATTTCGTAATAAATACATATAACACTTACTTTGCCCGTTGTCTCATATTACGACGTTTTCTTTTCAGACGTCGCATTCGTTTCTTCTTCCATTTTTTACGCATTTATTATATACAATTATTATCTTAAAACAAAATACAAACAATAAATGAGTGACAGCGTGGAACTCAAAATACCTATCGATTTGACGATTTTAGAAGCCGGTGTTACAGGTGTGAGGTACGAAATATTTCCATATTTACTAAAGGAAGTAAAAACACAGAAAGAACTTGATGATTTTGGTATAAATATGATGGATGTGATCGGAGATCGTTATATGACGCCGATCTGTGGATCTGTTATGTGGGTCATATACAAGATTATGTGTAAAAAAGATATAAAAGTATTTCTAGAATGTGCTAACACAAAGGAAAAACAAGAAATCGTAAAACAATGGGCGTTGGATAATTTCAAAGGATAAATTAAATAGAATTTAAGACTATATTAGTCTTAAATAAAATGGTAAACAAAAGAAAATCTCGTAAACGTCTTCGTAATCGTATTAAGAATCGTAAGAATGCTCGTCGGCGTAGAACAATTCGTAAGAAACTCAAAAAAGATATATGCAATGTCACAGATCTCTTTCAAAATATAGATATAAATCCTTTGGAAGATATTCTTGAGAGTATCGTAATTACCACCCAACATAAATCCAATCTTCCAGCTCGATCGGTATGTTCAACATCCAATCTCGTACTTCACTCCTCCTCCGACCAACCAGGCTTGGTAAAACAGTGACAAGTTCTTCGTTCAGCCTCAGCTTTAATACTGTGACTTCTGGGTGCATCAAAAAGAAATCTTCTGGATAATGAACAACAAAGTATCGCACCATTTCTGGAACGGTATCGTAATTCTCACTTACCTTTCTCGTCTTGTACCAACTTCCTATCTTATCTACAGCATTCTTTCGAATATTTTGGATTTCGTTCTCCCAGCCCTTGCATACAGGAATAAACTCTGATTGCGGGACGAAAGAAAGAACCATATACTGAAGTTCAGGAGGTAGAGCCATGTTTATCAGATTTAGAAATTTTTATTTATAATTTTCAATTATAAATGGGATCAATTTATTCGATACAATCGTATGTTGGTAAAGGAATGACAGAAATAGAGTCTGCTCAAGATTTAGTTAGACAAATAGGAAAAGGTATAAGAATAGAGATGAATACTAAAACAGTTTATTATAAAGGAGAGAGACATTTTCTATTCTCTATGAGAGTAGATAATAAAGATTATTCTTGGGAGAGTGTTGTCTTATAACAAGGGGTTGATTGATTCTCTGATCATTTCTTCCCGAATCAAATTCGCATGCTCTTCGGTAACAATGGCATACGAATGGGTCGGACCCTTCTTAGGGAATACCGCATCACTTTTGAATCCACGAATAGAACTTTTTTCAGTGAATTCACTACGCATGAGATAAGCAAAACCACCCTTTTGATGAGTAATCTCACCATCGGAATAGATATGATAGATCCAGTTCCCGTTCGGTGATGCGTTCGGCTGGACAAGATCTGGATTGTGATAGGCGGTGATCATATCCTGGAGCGATTTTTCAATCGTATTCTTATTTTCGGTGGTGGAAGCCATTTCTGCAAAAATAAGAATATAAAAAATTTTTCAATTTTATACTTAACCTAAATTTATGGTCGATTAGTTGTAGCTTTATTTTCAACAGCAGTAAAATTATTTATATTTCCTACATTTTCTACTAATACATTATTATTGTCTAAATGACTTGGATCAGTTGTTATGTTTACCCATTTATTAC